TACGTATTGGGGTGACAATCAGGATCTTGCGACTGGCGGAACTCTCGCGAGTTGGAGCAGCGGCGCGGATGGTGGTGCGGCCGTCGGGCAACTGGGGATCGTTGGTTACGACATGCAACCGACATTCTGCGTGGTCGGTGATTCAATCATCGGAGGGCACGGGACCGGCGCAAACATTTATTACACGTACTTCGACGCTCTCAATAATCGGCTGACATCGGGGTGGGGAAATCCAACGATTGCTGAACCTGCCTATGATATCCAAAACATTCTTGGATCCGAATGGCGATACCAGAATTACGCTTTTGGCGGCAGCGATCATGCATGGGCATTGGCAACCGGCATCCCAGCGGCAATCGCAGCGAACCCTCTGGCGATCGTGTTTCTCTGCGGGGCGAATGACATTGCTAACGGCGACACCGTCGCGTCGATGCTGACGGAACTCGGGCAGATGCGAGCGTTGATCCCGTCGACAATGCGATTCATTCACACGGATATTTTGCCGTGGAACGTGAGTCAGGGTGGATCGGACGCAAACGCGGCTTTGACCCGTCAATACAACGCAGCCCTTCCCGGATTCTGCGCGTTGAACAACATCGAGTACATCCAATGTCATGACCAATTCGGAATGCTCAGAGTTTCGACTGGATATCTCGACGATCTTGCAACGGCGTACTCAGACGATGGGATTCATTTGGCTCTTATCGGAAAACTGAAGCTTGCAGGTTTGATCGCGACACAGCTGAGCAATCCTTCAATCATCATCACAGCGAGCACTGGAAACGGGACAACCGGGTACGGATACACAACGCAGGCGGACGGAAACACGATCGAACCGAACGTGACGGTTCTATGGTCAATGATTCAAACCCCAAGTGGGGACGTCGGCGTAATCGTAGATCCAATTGCAAAAACATCTGTTTCCGACAACACTGGTTTGGTACAGTTTGTCAACACGAGACCTGGTGCGGTCTATCAGGTGAGTACGATACGAAGCGGTGTTCCGGTTCCGATCTGCCGGTTCATTGCGGGGTTTACGGCAACATACCAAGTCAAATCACTGATCTGTTGAGGCAATCATGAGCGGTGAAACGTTTCAGAAACTCAAAGGCAAGCTTGAAAACGAGGGCTATTCCGACAAGGAATCCGGAGCGATCGACGCGAGCATTGGCCGAAAGTCAGAGGGAAAAGCGGTATTCGACAAACACGCTGCCGAAGGACGTCGTAAAGCCGCTGCACGAGTGGCAAAGCATCGCGGGAAGAAGTGAAGCCAAATCCTGTTAACATCTTATGGTATCAGGTGGTAACCAGAGTTAACCAAAGTGGACAATCAACCGCAGACACGGGGCGTCAATCTAGCACGCTTCACTCCCAAGCGTCGGGCCTTCTGTCAAAACTGGCTTTCGTCCGGGCGTAATGCAAAACAGGCAGCGATTGCCGCAGGTTATCCAGAGCATACGGCCAAGGTGATGGGATGCAAGCTCCTCCAAGATCCTTTGGTGAAACGGTATATCCGGAAGCTCGAAAGCCTCGTCGAAGAGCAGTCCCTCGCAAGACTGAATTCCGTCTACGAAAAGCTGGGTGATTGCCTCAATCGCGATGTCGCTGAACTTGAGGCTGAAGACGGCGAGCCTCGTTCATTGAGGGAACTGCCAAAGGAACTGCGATCGGCGATTGATGGCGTGAAGATCAAGCGTTCGGTCAAGCAGACAACCGACAAAGAAGGCACAACCGAGGTCGACGTTGAAACGACCTACGAGTACAAAATCTCGTCAATCCAGGAATCTATTGACAAGGTTTGCAAGATGCGTGGAGATTACGCATCGACCGGCAACACGACAGTCAACGTCGATGCCCGAAAAGTGACTGTACTCAGAATTCCGGACAACGGACGAGGACCGGCGATTGAGCAAAAGTGACCCCGTCGAATACATCGAACCGCAGCCAGGTCCGCAGACTGAATTCCTGAAGTCTTCTGCGGACATTGCCATTTATGGTGGGCAGGCTGGCGGTGGAAAATCGTGGGCGCTTCTCGCATCGGCCGGTTCGTTTCACGACATCAAGGGATATGGCGCGGTCGTGTTCCGGCGTGAATCACCGCAGATCACCAACGAGGGCGGCTTGTGGGATGAGTCGATGGCCATGTATCCACTGCTGGGTGCCAAGCCGAATTTGAGCACTCTAGACTGGCGGTTTCCATCGGGCGCAAACATCGGTTTCCGTCATCTTCAGCATGAATCAGACATGCTCTCTTGGCAGGGAACTCAACTGGCGATGATCGGCTTTGATGAGCTAACTCACTTCACTGAAAACCAGTTCTGGTATCTATTAAGCCGCAATCGATCGATGTGTACTTGGGTCGATTCAGCGGGAAAAACTCACGTCATTCGGCCTTTCATGCGGGCCACGACAAACCCGGTTCCAGAAGATGATCCCGTTGGCGGTTGGGTTCGACGTTTGATTGATTGGTGGATAGACAAGGAATCGGGGTATGCCATCCCTGAACGGTCTGGCGTGATTCGCTGGCTCGCTCGCGTCAGCGGCGAATTGATGTTTGCTGACACTGCCGAAGAATTGCAGAGAAAATTGCCGGCCAGGGCCGACATCAGGCCAAAATCGCTGACGTTCATTCCAGCGAAGCTCTCGGACAATCCGGCAATGTTGCGGGTTAATCCTGACTATATGTCGACTCTGATGGCACTCCCGACGATTGAGCGACAGCGGCTTGCGGAAGGAAATTGGAACGCCGAAAGGGTTGGTGCTGAATGGCCAGCGGAGTATTTCACAAACATCATGTGGCCTCACGCATGGCCACCAACGTTTGACGTTGAAGTGGCGTTTCTCGACCCATCAAAGGGCAAAACGGATCGTTCAGACTATTCGGCAATCGTTTCGGTCGGATGGCGTAGCAATAAGTTTTGGGTGGACGCAGACATAAAACGCAGGCCGACGGACGTGATTGTGAAGGACGGAATTGCCTTTGCGGAAGGACGCGAGTTGGCGGCATTCGGAGTCGAGGCCAATGCGTTTCAGGATCTTCTGCTGCCTCTGTTTGCTCATTACGCTCGCGAGATGAATATCATTCCGCCACCGATGATTCCGATCACGAACACAATCCACAAGGAAACCCGCATTCGGAGGATTGGACCGAGGCTGGCTCATGATCTGATTCGCATCAAGGACAATGAGAGCGGTCGAATCTTGATGCGTCAGTTGAAGGAATTCCCGGACGGAGCAAACGACGACGGACCCGACGCTTTAGACGGAGCGTTGCAACTTCTGATGGCGGTAAGCCAGGTCAGAAAGAAAAATCAACAGACTCAATATCAGCAAGAATACGACTAAGAAGATGAGGTCGAAGTGGTTGACTTCGGATGAACGGCGAAATCGAGATCGCGAATTTCGAATGAAGCGGGCTTTTTCGTAAACCGTGGCGTTGGTACAGTCTTGTGATTCCAACCACGGGAGCGAGACATGGCATTCCGCGACACAATCGCAACTACCGACATCATCGTGATTGACGAACGTAACGCGGAACTGCGTCGATGGCCACGGTCGTTGACGGGATTGCAAGAGGCGACGGCTTACAACGACCTGATTCCGTTCAGTGATTACCCGAACAACGACTGGCCCGATCAGGGATACGCATATCAAGCGTTCACGGCGATCAACGATCGTGAGTTCGGACGGAACTATCCGATCTGGCGTAATGAGCAAGACCTGAAGCGACATCGCGCGGTGATGCGTCGATTTGCCGGGGTCAGTGAGGTCACCGAAGCGATCACGACGGCCCTGAAAGTCTATATCTTCGGGAAGGGGGTTGAGGTCACGACGGAAGCGGTGCCGAAGGTCGACGTCGATCCAACGTTGGTCGAGAACGTTCGTCGAGTCGTGGACCGATTCATCGAGCACAACACGTTCATCAATTCGTTCGACGTCGAGATGCATCGAAGGTCGGTCGACGATGGGGAGACGTGCGTTGCGTTGCAGAAGGATCCGATTCACCCGAGACAGGTCTACTGCTGGTTTGCCGAGCCAGACCAATTGACGCGACCGATGGCTTACGACGATTC